GAATGATCGCGGTCTTTGGCTTGTCGTCTATGCGGCGTAAAGCCGAGCAAATGGCGCAACAGGTTAGGCGTAGGGCTGTTATAAACTTTACTGATGAGATGCAGAAGATTTTGGGTGACCAGTTTACACCGACTATTAATTATAGTAATTTGGAGCCATTTATTAAGCAGACTATACGACAGAATGTTAGATTGATTAAGAGTATTCCAAACCAATATTATGGTGACGTAGAAAGGGTAATTTATAAAGGAATACGACAAGGCAAAAGTGTATCAAAAATCAAAGCGAGCTTAGATGATGTCTTGAGCAAAGCCAGTGGAAGGACCAAAACTATAACTATGGATCAAGTCGGCTCGTTGCAAGGCTCTCTCACAAAAAAAATCCATTCAGATTTAGGGTTGGATAAATTTCGCTGGTGGACAATGGGGGGTGAGAGGGTGCGAGCTTCTCACGTGCCGAGACACGGTAATATATATTCGTGGAACGATTTGCCTGGTGGTGAGTATCCTGGGTCGGCGATTAACTGTCGTTGTTTTGCCTCCCCTGCGAGGCCAGAGGTAAAAAGAAAGTTCGCCCAGCAGGGAGTTGGTGCTATTGCTAGATAAAGCGATACGGTTGTTGAATAAACTAGTCGGAACTAATTTTACCGGGAAAATAATTATTAGCTTCGAGGCTGGACAGGTTAGCGGTGTTGAAGAAGTGAAAAAAGATTCCTCTGTAAAATACAGGGAAGGTTAATTATGAGCGAAAAAGATTTTGATACGTCATATTTCTTTGAGGGGATCGCTGACACCAACACAGTATTATTGCGGATTGTCACCGGAGCCAACCCCATCAAAGTAATGATAGCAACAGAAGCTACCGGTCAGACACTTATTACGGTTGATAAAGGAACAACTTATACAGATGATGGAACCGAGTTGACCATAAATAGCAGAAACGAAACCGACGACAACCCTACAACTGTTACAGCGTATCGCACACCTACAGTTGATACTGCTGGTACAGAGAAAGAGGAAGGGTTTATCTCCGGTGGTGGTCAGGGGGCAAATAGAATAGGTGGTAAAAGTACGGTTAACGGATTGCTTGTCTGGGCCCCTAATTCTGACCATCTAATCAAGGCTAAGAATACTTCAGGCGGCGAAGTAGATATATTTCAGAAAGTAATATTTAATGAGTTGGTGTAATTATGCCTCTTGCTGAACCCAATAGTGGCGAATCTGAGAAGGAATTCATTGACAGGTGCATGGGCGATGACACTATGGTGGAGGAGTTCCCAGACGAAAGTAAACGTAGAGCGGTCTGTCAAAAACAATGGGATGAGAGGAATGATAACATGGAAAAAGAACTTAGAATAGATCAAGGACACATCGAAGATTATCGCTACGATGAAGAAGAGGGCGTGTTGACTGCCGATGTAAAACTGATTAAGTCACAAGTCCTTCCTTATGTTGGCGATAACGGCCAAATAATTAAGGAGCTTGTGCACCCAGACCATCTAAAGGAAGACAGTTGGCTCGATTCTATTAAGACCAAGCCAGTCACAGATCTACACCCGGAAGAACACGTTGACTATGATAATATGGGGAAATATGCCAAAGGGAACTTGCACAATCAAGATCCTGATGTGCGTGAAAACGGTGAAGTCGAAATATGGTCTAAAGAGACTATATACGATCAAGACTTGATACAAGATATACTTTCCGGTACAAAGAAACAGGTAAGTGTAGGTAGATTTGTTAAAGTTATAGACGATTCAGGAGAATACAAAGGTGATAAATACGAGAAGATCCAGACCGATATGACTTTCAACCACCTGGCTCATGTACCAAAGGGAAGAGCGGGTGAGGATGTAGAAATTAAGTTGGACGGTGGTATGATGAGTATAAAAACGGATATTACCGAGGATGCGAGTATGCCGTCCTATAATGGGACAGAAGACAAAGATTGGTCGGCGGTAAGCAAAGACTTTGCTGCCTTCAAGTCTGCCCTTGATATTTCGGCTGATAAAAGTTGGGATGATCTGACTGATTCCCAGCAGGAAGAAATCCAGGGACATTTTATTGATCCCTCGGGCGAAAGTTTCACCGATAATGGATATCCTGTTGTTAATCCGGCTAGCGGTAAGCTAAATAGAGGGGCAGTCAGAAGTGCCAAGGGTTATGCCCCCAGCGGTAGCGATATTGAACAAATGGCAGACAGACTTTGGGACAAACACTTTGAGACAGAAGACACCGGAGCAGGTATCTCCATATCAACATCTACCAAAAAATACAAAGCAGGTGATGACACCATGAAACTAACTATTGGAGACAAAGAACTTGAACTCGAACCTAAATCTGACGAACAGGAAGAAGAGATTAATGGCTTTCAGGACGAGATAGATGAAAGGCTCCATGAACTTAAAGACAAGGATGACACCATAAAGGAACTGGAGGAAAAGATGGATAACAAAGAAGACGAGACCGAGAAAAAAGACAAAAAGATAGGCAAGCTCGAAGGTAGGATAGATACCTTGGAAGACAAAGTAGAAAACGACACCACGGAAGAAATACTTGACGAAAAACTACAACTTGTGGATACGGTTAGAGAAGTTATGCCCAATTACGACTGGCACGGTAAATCGGCTTCCGAGATGAAAAAGGATCTCATCGAAGCCGTGTTTGAGGATGTTGACCTCGAAGACAAGTCCGATGCCTATGTTGATGGGCGGTTTGACGCTGCTTTAGAAACAATCGAAAACGGAAACCGTAAACCTGTCCTCAAGACTTCCAAAGAGGATCAGAATGACGAGCTTGCGGAACTAAAAGAGAAACGGAAAAACCTTTATGAAGGGTAGGTGATTAAGCATGAGTATTACTAAGAAAGGAAAATTTGTAGGCAATCCCGATAAGGCCGAATTTCTTACCACGTATAAGGCAGAAGAGGATATAGCTTTCGGTCGAGCTGTCAAAGTCGGGTCTAGTGACGACCAGGCATCTTTTGTCGGCACTACCGGCTCTGATATGCTGGGGATTGCAGTTGAAGCTAACGAGAAGATAGGCACTGACGACACCAGGAACTATGACCAATATGACACGATGAAGATCGGTCAAAAGGGAATATTCTATGTTGAGGTCCAGGAATCTGTTAGTAAGGGCGACCCTGTTGGTGTTATATCTTCGTCTAATGGAAGTGGTACTGGTATAGACCAGACCACCGGAGACTTTGGAACTGCCTCCACGTACACGGAAATAGATGCGCAATTTCTCGATAGTGGAGATATTGGTGACGAAGTCAGAATATCACTCAACTTGCCGATGTAGGTGATCGCAAATGAAACAGTTACTAAACGATAATTATAGACAGGACGCACTTTTGCGCCCGGAGGATATGGAAGACCTTGACAAAACCCTTCACGCTCCAAAGCGCGAGGAACTAATTGCAAGGAATATTCTTCCACTCAAAGAAAACGTGCCGGAATGGGCCGAAACGCACAAGTTCAAGAAGTATTATAGCGAAGGCTCTGCTGAAATCGCTTATCATATTGGCGATGACTTACCCAAAACTATGGTCGATGATACTGATCACACCATCTCAATCATAGAGATAGTCCATGGGTACAATATAGCCAAAAAGCGTTTGCAGGCGGCACGGGCTCAGGGCATACCTCTCGAAGATACTATGGTCGTAGAGACCAGGCGACAGGTTGCTGAAAAGGAAAATACCCTTATGTTCGAGGGTGACACTAATGCAAACCTTAAAGGTCTTTGCGATTACGGTGCATCCGTATCGCTCGATAATGGAGATTGGGTAACGGGTACTTCCGATGCTCAAAAGATTTACGAGGACGTTAAGCAGATGGCAGTTGCTTTGGAAAAACAGGACGGTAACTTCAACGCCAGAACGCTTATCGTGTCTCAGGACGCTTGGGAAATAATGAACACGAAATACTTCACGTCTTCCGGTCCCAGACGGGCGGCTTATGACGAGATAGTAGATGCCGGTCTCTTTGACAATATTTACAAGACCTCTTATCTGACTACCGGTGGAACTGGTGGTAGCGAAATGGAGGTTATGGTACTGGACAACTCGCCAGAAAATATGGCTATGGTACTTCCACAGGATCTTGATAGTTTACAGCCTAACGATAGGGGACTTTATTATGAAGTTCCTGTATGGGAAAGGATTGGTGAAGTGCTTGTTAGATATGATTCCAGTTACTCT